GGTAAATTCAAACCAGACCAGGACCGCATGTAGTAATACATGTGCGAGAGTATCGGATTCCACCTGAAGTGGGGTGACCCGACTTGTAAGATGGGGAACTTAACGTTACAGGAGGCAGAACTACCGCCTGTGTAAAATTCTAGGGAAACCTAGGGGGTCGTTAAGCCTATCCTATATGGAAGGTTAAACCCAAGGAGTGACCAACTCCGAGCTCCGACTGGAGCTGCCTGCGGCCCCGTAAGGGAAACCGAAGGTTAAAATGGCTCTCCTATTGTTTGACAACAGTAAGAACCTGGTATGTTTCAACAAATGTTAAAACAAAACCACTTTGCCTGGGGGTTAATAACCCCGGGCAAAGATTTTAATTGGCAGAACGCCGTAAAAAGCGTTCGAGTGCTTCGGAGCATGTACCTTAGGGTACTGTTCCTGGCAGTTGGTCGTCTCTCTCCTATGTGGGTAACCTGTATTTACACCATAAGTCGCGAACTCCTGAGAATAGCTAAGTCTCAGGGCTTGACCGGATTGGTTAAGTACTGTAAAGTACTTTCTATCCTAACCCAACAAGCTGCAGGGGGGTATCTTGTAAAAGATACGACATCCCTTGGGTGTCGCGTCTCGCGTACCTCTGCAGGTCTTCCTCGAATCATAAATAAGGCCCATAGAGCATCTATCCGTAAGGGTAATGCAGCGGTTCTTCGTATGTACCTTTCCATATTCGGCTTATACCGAGTGGTAGAGATACCAGGGAAGGTCAAAATACATACGATTACTGCTTTATGCTTGTATAGACAAGCAGATCTAATGATCCACCTTAAATTTGTGCCTCAGTTCTTCTTGCTGTTAGCAAGGAGAGTTAGTAACTCCCTAGTTACTGAGAACCCAAACGTCGGTATAGTGCGTGAGGTTCTTGGGTATAAAGATGAGAAAAGCACCAACCCTACCCTCCGTATTCATCGGATTCTTCCGATTACTACGGCTGGTCCCTTATCTAGTGGAAGCATTGCCTCCTCGTTCCAAGACCCTCTGTGGCTTAAAGTCACAGATAAGATCAAAGCAAG